AGTGCCATTAATTATTCTCCTGGTTTGGTTGGAAAGGTTACTGCATTTATTTCGTCAACTGTAGTCAAACCATTTGTTATATCTCTTAGCGACTGTCTGTATGTTGTCATTTCAGATGACATAGTTACATCAGATAATGCTAAATAATCTGTTTCAGCTAGTAGTTTATTTCTTTTTCTTCTTAAATCTTCTAATGCCATATCTAACTCTACTGCACCTAGTTGTGCCTGTATATCAGATTTAGATATAGGTGTTGTATCATCTAACCATGTTATTTGGTCAATATCATCTGCATTGACTGAAAACTTTGCATTAGGATTTATTTTTAATATTGCTCTTTCTATCACCCTGCTATCTCCATAACTGTGATTGTTGATGTTGCACAAGCCCCATTGTTCAATCCTCTCCTGTTTATATATACAGTATTTTCTGTCGTTCTTACTTGAATTTTATAAGTCGTAGATGAGGTTGTGTTTGGACTATCTAAAAAATTTATTGGTATATTTGATATTGCTCTATCGTGGTCTGAATATGCCTCAGTATCTTGAAAGACAGTTGAATCACTACTTGTTGCATCCGTACTTTGACATATATTGGTGCTATCTCGTACCAAATTAAAAAACGAAAGCTTGTCATTTGAATGACTTGCAAAAAGACTTCCTGTTACTAATATTTTACTAGATGTTGAAGTAGGTGTTATTGAAACCGAAAACCCTGTTATATCAGTATAAGATGTTGATGTTGTAGAAAAATTAGTAGTTTTGGTCGTTGATACAACCTGTTGTACCATTCCTAAAACAGTTCCATTATTTTGAAACTGTAATAACCCAGATGTATCGCTTGTTAGCTTTAAACCAGCTGATGTGTCTGCATTTATAATAACTGCCATTTAACTTTTCCTCCAATAATCATATTTATAATATAACTAAGACCTGTCCGCTAGGTATGGTAACTGTAACGCCACCATCTATTGTTAAGGGGCCTACAGCAAATCCATTTTTACCAGATGTTATTGTAACATCAGCATTTATATCATCTGCCATTTCTATAATAGCAGGAGCACCCATTGTTTGGTGTGTAGATTGTGTGATTTTATCTGTATCAAAAAATCTACCTTTTTTAAAATTATTTCCTATTGCCATTTTATTTTGCCTCTAACTCTATTTATCCTGTTATCCTGCACCAAATATTAATGCAAATGCTAATGCTTTTCCTTGACTAACACCTGCTGAGCCAAATTCTAAACCATCAGCGCCTGAATTTACAATTAATGCTTGACCAGCTGAACCAATTGATAAACTTGTACCTGTACCACCTCTAGCTAGTGCTAATGTTCCTGATGATATATTATCCGCATTTAAACTTGATACATTAATTGTTGTGTATGCTTTAATGGCTACAATATCATTTACAGCGGCTGCTGAAGCAAGTACAGCACTTGTTCCGTTTGTCGCTGTGTAATCAGAAGTGTCTAACTTAACACCATTAACAAATACATCTTGTTTGCCGGCTGTGTAAGCAAGTGTAGCGCCGTTATCATCTGAACCTGTAAATGTTGTTTGACCGCCTGTAGCAGTATACTCATAATCTATAAATGTTGTTCCGTCAAATGCATATGTAACAGTACCACTTGTAATAGTAGAACTAAGTCCTGTACCACCAGCAAATTTAAGTGTTTCTGTTCCTAATGTTATAGTTTCTGATGTTGAGGAATCATCAACAATAGTTAAATCAGATGAAGCACTAACACTAGCTGTTGAAACACTTGTAATACGACCTTGAGCGTTAACTGTAATTACAGGTATATTACTACCATCACCATACTCAGCAGCTGATACTCCTGTATTTGAATCATTAATTGTTAATACATCGCCTGATATTGATGTTTCTAATCCTGTACCACCTGATATTTTAAATGAATCATTTGCAAGTGAAATTGTAGCACTAGATGAAGCGTCATCTATTACTGTTAAATCTGTTGAAATACTTGCCGTTGAAGCGGCTGTGATACGACCTTGAGCGTCAACAGTAATAACAGGTATTGCTGTTGATGAACCATACTCAGCAGCTGATACTGCCGTATTGTCAAGATTAATTGTTAAGGTATCACCAGAAATCGCTGATGTTGTACCTGTACCACCTGATATTTTAAATGAATCTGTTGCTAATGAGATAGTTGCACTTGTTGAAGCGTCATCTATAACAGTTAAGTCGGTAGATATACTTGCTGTTGAAGCGTTAGTAATTCTACCTTGAGCATTTATAGTTACAACAGGTATTGCTGTTGATGAACCATAAGAGGCTGCCGATACGCCTGTATTTGAATCGTTTATTGTTATTACATCGCCAGAAACAGCAGATTCTAATCCTGTGCCACCTGATATTTTTAGTGAATCAGTACCAATAGTCAATGTTGATGTATTAGATGAATCATCAACAATTGTTAAACCGGAACCTACTTCTGCCACTAAGGCATTAAATTGAGTTCGTAAGGTTTCTAAAGTATCTGTTGTTGCTACTGTACTTGCCATTAATTATCTCTCTTTTTTAGCATTGATTTTATTTCAAATAATTCTTGCTTAAGACTATTTATCTCTTTTACCATTGAGGTAAATTCATCTCTTTGTGATTCTCTTGCTTTTGCTCTTTTCATGTACAAGTCATAATCACTTTTGTTAGTGTTTACAATAGCATTAGAAATTTTATCTCTAACTAAACCTACATGACCTTCTACTTTTAATCTTGCCATTATACTGCTAATGCTATTCCTCTCATATCTCTAATTTTTGGTGGATAACTTGATATTGTGCCAGTCATCACTATCTTAATTTGAAATGCCTCAAATCCATTTAAATTACTTGCTGAGTATTTGTACTCTCTAAATGTAAAGTCATCTTCAGCAGGTATAACTGTTGTATCTTCTGAACCATCACTATTAAATGGTGTCCAAGAAATATCATTTATATCTCTTACTTCATCAGCAGCTGATGTTCTAAAGTAAACTAAAATATTAGATGATGTGCGAACATTCGCTGTCAATCTAATATCTAATGATGTTGAAGTATTATCTAATACAACAGGTCTTGTTAAATAACTAGCCGCTGAAGTTGTGCCTTCATTTGTAGTATCAGACACATAATCCGGATAAGTTGTTGGATTTGTATTTAATCTATTTGATACTGCAAAAGCACTTGTTCTTTGTAAATCAATTACAGGTGATAGTTTTGAATTTGTTGAACCTAATATACAATTTACAAATAAAGATTTACTTCCAGACATTTCGTTTGTTTGGTTAATATCACTAGCGACCATTCTAGGTGAAGTAAATAAAATGTTATCATTTGCAACAACAGAAGTAGTTGATGAATCTAAACTAAATTCAGTTTCAGAACCATTAATTGATTTACCTGATGTTGTCTTAACATTAAATGTTAATGTTGTATCTGGATGTTTTACATTCATTAATTGTAAATTTAATAAATCGTATAATTTGTTTTGAGTAGCTACTACTTCTGTACCACCACCATCACCTGATGATGTTGCATTTGATGATACTGTAATATCATAACTATCTAAACCTACATTTGAAATTGATGTATGAGTAGTATTAAATTCTGAGGCACTTATACCATTAATTGTTCCACTAATACCTGAAATCGTAACATTGTTAGATGTTCCGTGCATTCCGTGATTTGGATGGAAAACTCTAACGACATTTGAACCACTTGTTGTTCTTAATGGGTTAGTTGCCAATGTTCTTGAATCGTATGTGTCGTTACACAATGTTAAAGTACCATTTGATGAAGTTGTAAATTCTGCTCTTCTCATTGTAAACTTCAAGTCTTCATTTTGGTCAGCAGTCCAAGTTGAACCGTTTTGTGATTTAAATAATACACCAGCGTATGGTTGTCTTGATACAGTTCTATCAGAACCTAAAACAGTTTCACCCATTCTACTTGCATATACTGAATATGAATTACATTGAGATATAACTACAAAACTATACTCAACATTTTCTTCTATATAAACTGGTGATTCAAAAGTAAATTTAGTTGCTGTTGTGCCGTCAGTTGATGTGTTTACAGAACCAGGATTTAGTGTAACTTCACTAAATGGTAATACTTCTGGACCTGGATATCCATTGACCATTTTTTGTATTCTTACTGTAACAGGAATATTATCATCTTTACTTGCAAAGAAAATATCTACACTTGTCATATATGCACCACCAGAATCATCAATTAAAAATGATTGTGCAAGTGGGTCAACCCAACCAACTACTCTATTTGTATCTCTGGTTGATGTTCTATTAATTCTTCTATTTTCTGTAAGAGCTTCTCTAACAATAAAAAATTCTCTAGTTGAACCTTCGTTATCTAATATACCTCTAGCAGTATAAACACCCTCTGCTGATGTATTTACTACTGTTTCATCATTTGAGTTTGTAGATGATGAAGTTAATCTAAATACTCTACGACCTGAACGCCATCTAGGATTTGCAGCTACTGTTGGGTCAGGTATTGCAAAAGTACCTGATACTGCACCATTTGAATCTGTAACTAAATTACCACCTAACGCACCACCCTCAGGTGTAACATAAGATGATATGTCAATGTTATCAAAGAATGGGAATACTCTAGTGTTAGGTCTCATTCTTGTTGCACTAAACTCTATACTTCTATTTCTAATAAATGGTAAAATGTTTATAGAAACTACTCTATCACCAAGTTGTTCTCTCATTGCTTTTGTAACAAGGCTAGTTCTAACACCAGTTCTTGTTTGTGCTACTTCTTGTGTAGTTGTAGTTCTTGTAGTTCTTACAAGTCTACGACCTTGTCTTCTAGTTCCTAAATCTCTTGTATTTGAATCTGATGGTGTGCCTTGCCAGAAATCTTGCCATTGATTCCATACAGAACCAAATGGATTAGTTTGTAAATTAGAGTTTGTAATATTTGAAGCAAGGTTATCAAATTGACCTGTTTCATTTGTTAATATTTCTGGTAATCTTTCTGTTTCAAACCATTCATCTCCTGGTGGTGTTAAACTTAAAGAACCAACAAAAGTAAATATGTCAAATGGATTTACAGGTATTGACTTAGTAGCAAATGGTTGTGTTATAATTGCTGTTTCAGAATATGGTAAGGTAATTAAATCACCTGTTTTTTGATAACCAGCGGCTGTTCTATCGGCAGCTGCTATTGTTGTGCCATCATCATCTGCCTCAATTAAATTAACACCTTCTGTGTGGTGCATTGCTCTTAATTCACCTCTTGAATAATCAATAGCTGCGTGATAGTCATTGTTGTTTATATCACCTACACCATGACCATTAAAGTTATCTACAATAAATCCGTTTTTAAATCTATCAAAACCATCAGCGTCTTGTATTTGAGTTGCTTGAGCTGTTTGTTCTAATAAGTTTAATTGAGTATAATACTCAACATTTTCTATTCTTTGTTCTAATAAACCAATATCTCGCATTGTGTATCTGCGATTATCTACTTTAGTTATTGTAACATCATCTGTGTTGTGAGTAAAAGATGGTATTTCTAATGTGTATAAATGCATAGCACCATCTAAGTCTGTTGGTTTTTGTGGTTCTAATGCACTAGCGCCTTCTACAACAGAAAAATCTCCCTCTTTATCAAGGAAAATTTTATCAATTCTATTTAAGTAATATTCGTGGTCAGTTGATACATCTGAATTAAATTTAACAATGTCAACAGTTGAAGCACCTGAACCATCAAATGACCTGTTTTGTCCACCAGCGTCAATAGTTGAAGCGTCATCTACTCTTGGTCTAAAGTCTAAACAATCTCTTAGTTCAAAAGTTTGACCTGTTGTATCAGAAGTGTAAGTTGGTATATCTGAATAATCTACAACACCTGAATATGAATCTACACTAAAGAAATCACCAGAACCGTGAGAGAAGAATCTAAAACTTACAAGTATACGACCTGTTGGTTGTAGTTCTCCTGTTTTTAATTTTAATCTACCCACATCATAGAAGTTATCTCTTTGACCTGTATCTAAATCAAATCTAGATGTTATGTCTGTATCGCTAGTTGTAGCGTCTGTGCTAAAGTCAGCTGACATATAAACATTTAATACATCAAAGACATCTGCTTTTCCTAGATTAACACCTGATGAAGCGGTTGCTAATGCCTCAGTTGAAACTTGTTTAGTTGTTGATGTTAAAGTTTTAGATTTAGCACCTACAACAGTTCTACTTACAGTTAATAATGCCTTAACTTTATGACCAGTCATATTAGCGCCAAAGTCAAGCGTTAAAGTTTTACCTGTTGGCGAACCACCTAAATTATAAATTGTATCACCTTCGTGATTGGAACCTGTTACACTTAAAACATCACCTGCTATACCAGTTGATGAACCACCGCCAGCGGTCATAACTGAAACAATAGTATCTGCCTCGGCAGCTGAAACAAATGTTTCATTTGTACCTGCCGTAAATGTTACATCACCATCTGAGGATAATGTTCCTGTAAATTGTCTTCTAACTTTAAAACTTGTATCTGATACTTCTGAATTAGCAGTTGTAAGTAATGTTTTAATATTTTTATACGGCAATTTAAATATTGCTGTATTTTTTTCAGGTGATTGAAGTTTAGTTCTTTGTCTAGTTGCAACAGATTTTGTTGTAACATCTGAACCACCAACAGCACTATCTAATGTTAGACTTGTATCTGATATAATATTTTTAACTAATTTTGTAACTGTGGTAACAGCGTCATCTGTAAATGTAATTTGGTCGCCTATTTTTAATTCAGTTGTAAACTTAGTATTAAAACCTGTAACAGCAGCTACACTATTTGCAACCGATATTGTTCCTGATAATACTTTGTTATCGCCATTAGTTGAACCTAAATCTGTGTCAGCCGTGTAAACAGGTGAACCTGCCATTGATATTTGTTTAACATCAGCAAACTCAAAACTTCTAACTGCTTTAAAACCTATAGCGTCTGATTGAACAGTACCGAATGTAGATGAATCATCATTTCTAATTACTTCACCTGCTGAGAATGTTCCTTTAATATTTGTTAAAACTAAAACTGTGTGAGAAAATACTAAATCTTCTGTATTACTACCAGCACCAACCTCTGTTGTGCCATCTGAATCAAATAATTCAAAAGTGTTTGTTGTTGCATTTCTAACTGTAAATGTTCCTGATGATACAGTTGATGAATCGGCTTTGATAAATGAACCTGATGATATTGCAATTTGTTGACCATCTACAAATCCATGACTTGAAGCGGTAATTACAGTTGGTGTTGCCTGTGTTAAACTATCAACGGCGTCTGTGCCATTTACTGATACACTTTCTATAATAGCAGTTGCGCCAGAAGTTCTACCTGTAATTTTTTCACCAGCAGAAAAACTTGTGTTCGTTGTTAAGTTTAAGTGTGTAAACATTTCAATGTCAAATAAGAAATGTTTATAAACTGAATCTGTTAATGAACCACTAGACATAATGTCAGAAGTATCAGAACCAGATTTATATTCAAAACCTCTAGATTTTGCACGACCAATTTGTGGTACCGTAAATCCACTTGTTGATTGTGCCGTACCTCTAGAAGATGAAGCTGTATCGTGTAATGCTAATAATTTATATGCCTCAGTATCACCAGTTACAAATCCAACATCTGGTGAACCAAAAACATTTTTTACATTTACAAAGTTTTGAATATCAAATCTTGTACTAAAATTACTTTCTGTATCAAAATCTCTAGCTTTATTTACATCTAAGAATTTTGTTCCTATATTTTCTATTTCATAACCTTTAACATATGCTTTACCAGGTTCAATACCTACTGCAAGTTTAGTTGTAGCTGCCGTGCCACCATCTGTTGTAGTTGCACCACTTGAATAGATACCTCTATTATTACTTGCTAATACTGATTCTCTAACATCAACATCAAAACCTCTTACAATATAATCTCCTGATTCATCATAAGTTCTTCTAGCAAGTGTATCTTCTAATACTGAATATTCAGTTGTTCTAACTTGGTTTTGTATAATACCAGATGTTAGTCTTAATAATTCTACAAAGTTACTATCAGAGGTTGATGTTAAAGAAAGTTTTGCTAATGTTAATTGTATTTTAAATCTGTGAGCACCTGGAGCGTTTACATTAGATGAACCAGCCGCATTATCATTTAAAGTAGAATCATCTGATGGTGTTACAAAACTTTCTGTAACAGTTAGACCTACTCTATATGAAGGTGTGTTTGTATATTTGTCAAGTATTAAAGTTTGATTATCTACTTGAACCTGAAATCCGTTTATGTAATAAGTTCCTGCTTGTATTTCAGCAGCCGAACCTGTTGCTGTTGTGTCTACTACTGCTGAAACAGCAGTTGAAGATGAATCAATACCTGTAATTGTTTCACCATCTGTAAATACAGTAGAGGTATTATTTGTTCCAGTTTTTATGTATTTTACAAATAAGGTATCTGGGTCAGAACCATCAGTAGCAGCTGTGTTAACAACAATTGCTTGAACGCCAGAAGTTCCACCTGTTAAAACTGAACCGTCATAGTTTGATAATGTACCTGAAAATGAAGTTAGTTTAACTGCAAAGTAGTTTAAGTCATAACCTATTTCACCAGGTATAACCATAGCACCTTTTTCAAAAAGATGGTCAGATACTTTTTCTACTTGGTTTTGTAGAATACTTTGCGATTGTGTTAGTTCTCTCGCCTGAACAGCAAATGCTGGTCTAAATAAGATTCTGTGAAACTTTTTAGTTTCATCAAAATCGTCATAATATGGCGAAAGATTAAAGTCAGTTGGACTTGGCATTTATCTTCCTCTAAAATTCAACAATTAATTTAACATTTTCAGTTTGGTCACTTGCCCTTGTAATAGGTGCTCTATTTTCTTGATATAGAACATC